TCGATATGTCTACAATGATCAAGTTGAATTTTTCTACGGGAATTTTCAAGGGGATTTGATGGCATTATCACTAGAAAATTACAAATTGGAGGAAAAACATGATTAAGGTTTTGAAAGGATTTTATGACCTTAAAGAAGGTCAATATCGCTCAGTTGGTTCAGAATTTGAAGCGACAAAAGAACGTTTTGATGAAATCAATGAAGCGTTACCTGACTATGTTGAATGGTCAGAAAAACAACCAGAAGTAACAATTCCTGATGTCCCATCATACTAATCGCCCCAGTTATCGTTACAAAAAGCCTGAGTCTCAAAATGGAGACCTGAGAACTCCCATGACTTTCTATACTTCTAAGGTTAAAGAGGGGGTTGATGGTCGTGATATGAGTTACAAGAAGGCTTTTTATACGATGGGCCAAGTTTACTCCCCTAGTTTCAAAGATATTGAGATTGCGACTGGAAAAGCGATGAAAGCTAAGATGACTTTGAAAATTCGTGATCCTCTGACAGATTATCAGCCTGAAAGTCGGCATTTTGTCGAAGTAGGAGATATCCGTTTAGTTGGTAAGAAATGGCAGGTCATTGATGTCCGTCCTGATTTTGATAATCGTGATTTTTTGATAGTTATTATCGGAGGTGGTCGTGATGTCTAGTGGAGCAAATCTAAAAGGATTTGATGATGTTTTGAGGAATATTGAGGCTCGACTAGGAGAGCCAGTAGTTCGTAGAAAAGTCAACAAAGTATTGAAGGGTACAGTTGAGGAGTTTGAGCCGACTTTCAAACGAGCTATGGCAGTGTACGCTGACACTGGTAAGACGGTCGGAGCTGTCGTCCATGGGAATGTGACTGGTACATCCAGCGGTGTTCCAATGGTTAAATTAGGATTTAAAAGTCCTCGTTGGACTCTTATTCACTTGAACGAATTTGGATACGCAAAGAATGGGCATCCTCGTGGTTTCGGTATTATGCGCCGCTTTTTTGAGGGTAGCAAACCAGTCTTCAAATCTAAAGTTGGCATGAAGTTAAAACAGGAGTTTTTGTAATGATTAAGGACAAATTAACTGAACTCTCCAATGTTTTGGAAGAGGATGAGTCTTTATCTGGTATTAGTATCAAGTCATTTGAACGTCCTGAGACCTTGGGAGATGACGAGACGAGTATTGTCATTATTCCTGTCGGACCTCCAATGCAGACCGCTTACGGTAGTAATACGAGTTTGGCAAAGACTTTTCTCTATCAAATCAATGTAGAGTCTACTAATCGAGTGGAGTGTAAAGAACTCCAAGGTAGAATTGAAAAAATAATGGAAAATCAGGGGTTTTATCAGACCGAAGGTGGTCTGGAACAATGGATTCCTGATATCCAGCGCTATGTAGATGCTCGGACCTATAAAGGTCAGAGCACTCTATACGAAGAATACTAAATTAAAGAAAGAGGTGCTATAAATGGCATTAGTTGGTTTTAAACGTATGACAATTCGTGTGTTGGATGGTAATGCTACTCCAACGCTCGGGCAAAACCTTTTCGTAATCGAAGGTAAGACGGGAGAAGGTGCGACTCGTACTGCTAAAATTTCTGGTCTTGCAAGTGATCCGGTAAAAACATACGGTAGTGACGTTGCTTATCACGTATCTAATCGTGGTGTAGGCGATGTGAAGATGGAAATGACGGCAGTTGATATTCCTTCAACAGTATTGGCTAAAATCCTTGGGCACCAAGTGAAAGATGAGATCATTGGTATTGGTGCTGATAGTACTGCGCCATTCTGCTCAGTCATGCTTGAATCTAAGACCGCAAATGGAACTCAGGCGCAGGTCGGGTTCTTTAAAGGTCAGTTTTCAATGGATTCTGAAGAGCTTGAAACACTTAAAGATAAGCAAGAAGAACTGCCAGATGACAACTTGAGCTTTTCTGCTATCGCAAGCGATGACGCTGTAACAGAAGGTCTTTATTACGTGAAATACATTGGCAAGGACGAAACCAAGCTCAAAAAATTCAAAGGTCAGCTTAAAATGGTTGCTGCAGGGTAGGAAGAGGGCGCAAGCTCTCTTTTTATCTTTTTCTAGAAAGGAAAGTAAATGGCTAAGGTTAAATTTTTAATTAAAAACGAAAAGGGTCAAGACGTTCAAAAGACTAGTAAAGAAATTACTACTAAGGACTATCGTGACTACTTGATTCTCAATGAAGCACTATCATCTGATGTGTCAGAAGTAGAGAAATTAGACAAACAATTGGAATTCATCGCCTCACTGTTTGAAGATTTGGAAGTGGAAGAGCTTTTGAAATTCACGGACATGGCAGATATTTTTGCGGTATTTGCAGACATCTACTCCCACCTGGTGGGTGATGTTGACCCAAAGGAGAAAAAATAAAGCCGAGTGAAGCACTAAAACGGTTTTATGGTTTTGTCAAGCAAGCTACTGAAGGTCAATACGGTATGAGTATCCGTGATGTGATGGATACGAGTTGGGAGGACTTGATGGGTGTTCTTGGAAGTATGAAAACGAGTGAACAAGAAGAAGTGGTTGACTTGGCAGATTTTTTAGAAAGTCTCTAAGTCATTGCTTTACAAATAGGAAAGGTAGGCATATAATAGAGCTATATAAGGGAGGTGGAAGAAATGTCTCGAGAAGAAAAAGCACGCAAGCGATTTTGGTTTTGGTTTGTCATCTTTATCCTTTATCTTGCTTTTGGATTGTATTGTATTTGTACGAATTTTGGAGATACCTTAGGTATGATTTTACTATCACCTTTTATCTTTGCTTCCCTGCCACTCTACGCCTATCTAATTCTTGGTTTGTTTATCTGGTTTTTTATGAGACTGGCAATGGATGATTTTTATAAAGATTGATGAAAAGTCCGTAAGGGCTTTTTTCTTTATATATGAAAGATAGGAAGGTGAACAAAATGGCAAGCGGTACGCCGTTAGGAGCAATGTATATCGAACTAGGGCTGGACGTGTCGAAGTTCAGTCCTACTTTAAATGGTGCAAAAAACTCTGTAAAGTACTTTCAAAACAATGTCCGTTCTTTGGATAGTACTTTAAAAGGGAATGAAAAAAATGCTGGGTTACTTCAAGCAAAATATAAGACTTTAGGACAAGCTATTGATTCACAGCGTAAAGTCTTGGATGAGCTGAAGAAAAGCTTTGACAAACTTGATCCTGGGACAGCTAAGTTTGACAAGGCTGCTGCTGATATTCAGCGCGAAAATGCTAAGTTAGCTGCAATGGAAAATCAGCTACGCGGAGTTGAAAAAGCATTAAAAGATGTTGGTCGCGAAAATAGTTGGGCTGGAAAGATGGACAAGTTAGGAGACATTGCAAAACGTGGTGGCGAAAAATTTCGTGCAATGGGTGATGCTATGAAACCTGTATCGACAGCCCTAACTGCTGGTTTTGCTTTGTCGACTAAGAAAGCTATAGATTTCGAAAGCCAGATGAATACGACAAAATCGCTTTTAGCAGATACTATTCCAACTGCGGATGAACTGAATAGTACTACAGAAAAGCTAGGTGAAAGCTCTAAAGGTTGGGCGAAACAATATGGGATTTCTACAGCATCTATTAACGAAGGGATGCAAGAAATCATCAAGAAAGGTTTTGATTCTAATCAAACTATTGCTGCTATGCCAAGTATTTTAGATGCAGCTAAAGCATCAGGTGATGACTTTAATGTAGTTATGAATGCATCCACAAATATCTTGAGACAGTTTGGACTTGATGCAAAGGATACTGGCAGGGTAACTGATAGCCTTACGTATGTAGCTAATAAAACATCAGCCGGCTTCTCAGATATAGGACTTGCGATGGAATATATCGGGCCTGTAGCTCATTCACTGGGTATGTCTGTGGAGGAGACATCAGCTGCTATCGGTCTGCTTTCTGACAATGGTATCGCTGGCGAGAAAGCAGGTACGGCATTACGTGGTGCTTTGTCGAAACTATTGAAACCTTCTAAGTCTAATGCAAAAGCAATGCGTGAATTAGGGTTTAGTGTTGAAGAATTCCAGTCGGGTTCGTTGAAGTTACCGGACATTATTGATCGCATTAAAGAATCAACAAAAGGGTGGACAGAGGCTGAGAGATCGTCTGCTATTGCTCGTGCCTTTGGTGTTGAAGCTCAAACTGGTATGAACGCCCTTATCAACCAAGGAGGAGATGCGCTACGTAATCTTACAAAGGAAACTGAAAATGCTCGTGGCTATACCAAGAAATTGTCGAACGAGCTATCAAAATCATCTAAAAATGGAGTAGAGCGATTTAAGTCAAGCTTGGAAGTACTTCAAATCAATATTGGTCAGAAACTCTTACCACTACTTACACCTATGATTGATAAGGCAAATAAGTTTATTGAGTGGTTAGATAAGGCACCCGAAAGCACAAAAAGGTTGGTACTTGGTGTTGGTGGCTTTTTAGCTCTAGGATATCCGTTGCTCAATATGATAGGGAATACATCAACAGGATTAGGATATCTTTTTAAAAGTGGTAGTAAGGTTGCAAATCTGTTTTCCAAAGGATTGAGTCTTGGAAAAGCGGGTAAGGAAGCGGCTGAAACAGGAACTCAGGTTGCTGGGATGTCTGGAAAAATAGGACGACTCAAGACAGCTTTGACTGGGATTACTGGAAAAGCTGGACTGCTCAAAACAGCTTTAGCTGGGGTTACGAGTCCTGTTGGGCTTTTAGTTGGCGGAACTGCTTTATTGGCTGGTGGTTTAGTTTATTTAGGCCATAAAAAAGACGAAGCTCGTATCAAAGCGGAGGAATTTGGTTCCACTCTAGATGATGTTCAGCGTGGAGAATTGCGAAATTTTCAGAAGGTAGTAGATGAAACTAGTACGGCTGTCGCAAATTTTGGAACTCATGCTGGAGATGCTGATAAGGTATCTGGGGCCTTTAAAAAACTCTATGAAGAGATTGCTGCTGCTGCGGATAAAAGCAACAAACGGATAGAAGAGTTGGGCGCTAAGTGGGGCCTGAGTGAAGAAGATATCGCAAAAGCTAAGGAAAGAAATGGCCGGATTGTATCCAATACTGAGGCTATGATGAATCAAATCAACGAGATTTATCAACGACATAATGGAGATGCAAGCAAGTTCTCTCAAGAGGAGAAAGAAATCATCCTGAACAATCAGAATGAGATGATGAAGGCGAAACTTTCCATGATGGATTTGTCAGCTGAACAACAGAAGGCAGCTTTACAAGCTTTGAATGGCGACGTCAGAAGTCTGAATGAAACGCAATTGAAGCATACTAAAGATGTTTTGAAACAAGCGTTTGATGAGGAAAAGAAACTCTACGAGAACTCAAAGAGTGAGTTGAAAGAGTTGCTAGATAGTAAGGCTATTGATCAGGAAACTTACAACAAGAAAATGCAGACCCTAGAAGCGAACCATACTCAAACTATGGAAGCTTTGGGAAGTAAGTATTACCAGGTCATGCAAAACCTTGATGCTAAGGTAAAAGCTCGAACTGGTCAAAGTTGGAACTATTGGGAAGAAGCCAAGAAGGTTCTGGAAGAATATGGTCTGTCCTATGAAGAAATAGGGAAGAAAGCTGCTGAAGCTTCTCAAAAGGTAGGTAATTCACACAGCATTTTTGCTAAATATACTAGTGAGATGAGCAAGGAAGTGAAAGAGGCTAACGATGCCTGGTCATTGCTTGTCGGCAACATTGATAAGAACGGCAAATTTGAAGTCAAATCTAATGTAAAAGAAGTCATCGGAGAAGCTGCTAAATCTGCGGAAGGTTGGGAACAATTGCAGTTTATTGCTAAGACTGCGGAAATCAACTCAAATGCTCGTGCTACTATTGCTGAGGCTCTTGTCGAATCCGGTAAATGGAAAGACATGACTCTGGAAGAGAAACAAGTGATTGTCAAGAACCAAGCTGGTCTACAAGCTATATTTGATAGTGAAACTCATCTTAAGACATGGAACAGTATGCCAACAGAAGTCAAGGAACTTCTTTTGAAGAATACAGATATCATGAGTAAGGCAGATGAAGCCTCAAAAGCTCTGTCTAACTATGAAGCTCTGAAACCAAAACAGAAGGAGTTGCTTGCTAATGATGAAAGTTTAAGAACGGCAGTTGCTCGTTCTACTGATACTCTGACAACTTGGAATGCGACCACACCGTTTACAAAAGATTTGAAGGTAGACCCTACGAATGCTCTGAACAATGGTCGGTTATCTATTGACAAGATTACAGCTTGGAATTTTGCCTCTGTCGAGACTAAATCTTTAAATGCGGTAGATAATACGAGTGCTGCTGTTGGAAGTGCTCAAGCAAGTGTAAACTCTCCGAAACAAGAAGCTCCTATCAATTTGTTTGCAACTGACCAGACTGGTGGCGTAAGAAGCGAGACAAGTAGCGCTATCAATGCTATTAAGCAATATAATCCAGTGGATATTCTTGCTAAGAATAGCACTTCTGGTACTGTTAGCGAGGTCAAAAGTGGTGTCAATGGTATCCAGGACAAAACTGTTACTATCAACGCTCGAGACAATGCTTCTGGAGTTCTTTCAGGTATTAGGAGCTGGATTGATAGTGTAACTGGTAATTTCTTTACGAATATTTTTGCAAGCAAGCATGCCCACGGAACCAATTATCACCCTGGCGGTCTTGCTATCGTCAACGACCAAAGAAACAGTAACTACAAGGAAATGGTCACTCTGCCAAATGGCCGGAGTTTCATCCCTCAAGGTAGAGATGTCTTGCTCCCTCTTCCAAGAGGTTCTAAGGTCTTGCGAGCTGATAAGACTAGACGTTTGATGCGTGAGATGGGTGTTCCGAAATATGCTTCTGGTATCGGGATCCCGAGCGACGCTAAATTTCTTAAAGAAATCGAACAAGCTCAACGTAGTATTACTATCCAATCTACAAGTGTCCAAAACGGGCAAGATACAGATAAAATCGTGTCTGAGATGGCGATTCTGAGAGTAAGTTTAGAAAAATTGCTTACTGCTATCCTTAACAAGGACACAAACGCTTATCTGGATAGCACTGTAGTTACGGATATTATTACTAAAAAGCAAAAAGAATACGAAAAACTACAAATGATGATGAGAGGAGTACTTGAATGAGTGTAGTTACTATGAATTTCAATAAAACCGATTTAAGTGAACTTATCGAGATTCATGATATTCAACGAGATATTGGGAATAATCGCTCTATCATGACATCTTATACTGCAAGTGTTGGAGTAAATATTCAACAACAGGTTATAGAAGCAAAATTCATTGAAGTAAAATTCTCTATTTGGTCTAAAGATAGAAATACCCTCAAGCATAAGCTTGCGGGTATTTTTAATGTCAGCAGTGCTAAAAAGCTTGTCTTCTCAGACGAGTCTGATAAATACTATTTGGCCATGCCTATTGAAAGTATTTCGATGCAGGAAACGAGTGGTCGCAGATCGACTGGATCAATTAAATTTATCGTGCCAGACGGTGTAGCTCACTCATCGTCATACAAAGAAGTGTCTAATCCGACATCTGAAACAGGCAAGTTTGTCTTTAACATCAATAACGAAGGGAATGTGGATACTTACCCAATCATCACTATCAAAAATAACTCTGATAATGGCTATGTTGGAATTGTCAATTCTAAATCATCCTTTGAAATGGGAAATCGCGAGGAAATTGATGCAGAAATCGTAAAGGTATCTGAAGTTCTACTAGATTATAGAGAGGCTAATATTCTAAAAGGGTTTCAAAATGGAACTAAAGGAGCAGCTGTAACAAATGATAATAAGGAGCGCCTTGTTGGCACTTTGAGTACAACAAGTATGTGGGGACGTCATCATATCGAACTATCAGATCGTGGAGCTTTTGAAAAAGACCGAAACAATGCTCAGAGTCTTACCTGGACTATTCCTGCTGATAGTTCTGGAGAAGTTGGATCATTGAATGACTATCTGCTTTGGAGACAAGTTTTTATGGCAGCTGTCGCTAACCAATATGGTTTCATCAAGGTTACTGTATCTGACACTGACGGTAATTTCTTGTATGGAGTAGAAACATATAAGCGATATCAGACACTGGATTGTGAGTATAGCTTTTTCACTACTGATGGAAAGGGCGGATACAAGTTTATAAAATGGTGGTATTTTACTGGGACAGGGGCTCAAGTAGGCAAACTTGATCCATTTAGCGCAGAAAAGGGCTGGACAGAGTTGAAAAGAAACGATGACAGAGTTCAAGTTTTTTTTGACGGTTCTCATTATGACTATCTTGTTCCTGAATTAAAAGGTAAAAAATCAGCTAAAATCCACATTACGCTTGGAGCGCTAAGAGATTGGCCTCTTATATCGCATATGTATATTGATGAATTTATGTACAGGAAAGATTTTGTCTCAACGGCCAAAGATATACCTAATCGCTATCCAATTGGTTCTACAATCGTTATTAACAACGAGGAAGACACAATCATGGTTGATGGGATTAATAAGTTTGGAGATAGGGTTCATGGTTCTTCATGGATTACACTGCCTCCCGGAAAAAGTCAACTTGAGATTTATACATCAAGTTGGGTTAAAAAGAAACCTACTGTATCAGTAAAATTTGAAGAGAGGTGGTTGTAGCAATGCTCTTAACAATCCATGATATGAATTTGCGCCAAGTAGCATCAATAGACAACGATAAACAAGGAGCATTGAACTATTATGATGACGCATGGGTGCGCAATCTCGAAACTGGTTCATCCACTTTTGACTTTACCGTCGCCAAGAAAGTTTTAAATACAGACTCTGCTCTTACGAAGATCCACAATCATCTAAACGAGAAGGCCTTTATTTCTTTTGAATACAAAGATAGAACGCATCTTTTTACCGTTCATAAAGTAATTGAGAACGAACAAACTATCAAAGTTAATTGTATCAACCTCAATCTTGAGTTAATCAATGAGTATGCAAATCCTTATAAGGCTACGAAAGTAATGACCTTTGTAGAATATTGCCAGGAAATGGATTTGCTGAATTATACTCTGCTATCTGTTGGAATCAACGAGATTTCAGAGAAACAACTCAAGCTTGAATGGACTAATCAGGAGACCAAGCTAGCTAGACTCCTCAATTTAGCAAAGCAATTTGGTGCGGAGATTGATTTTGATACAAAACTTCATGCAGATAGTTCTATTAAATCATTTACTGTAAATGTATATCATGAGAACGATGGTGAACACCAAGGTGTCGGGCGAGAAAGAACTGATATCAGCTTGACATACGGGAAAAACATTGGATCTATAACTCGTGAAATCGATAAGACTGGTATTTTTAATACTATCCGACCGACAGGGAAGATGCCAACTGTAGAAGTTGAAGATAGTGGAGAGCGTCATCTATCTAGTCAGAGAGTAAAAAACTCAGATGGTTCGACAACTGAAACGATTATTAGCACTGCTTCAGATGGAACCAAGAGTAAGACTATCGTCCATACCAAAATCACTAAGCTAGCTGACAAGACACGGATTACAACAACTACAACTACACGTTCTGATGGTTCTATTGAACAGACTGTAACTACCAGTAAGAAAGGTGGACCTTCTAATACTGAGAGGCGGATTTTAAGACCTCCCAAGAAAAAGGAAAAAGAAACAGATCCTGAGAAAGAGGTTTTGACAATAGCTGATTTGGGAGATTGGTCGATTAAGAATGAAAAAGGAGAAGTAGAGTTTTACCAGAGAGGTCAATCACTTTACGCTCCTATTTCAATGCAGCTTTATCCTTCGACTTTCACTTCTTCAACAGCTAACGATCAGTGGACAAGACGGGATTTTCACTTTGACACTGACGAGCCAAACGAACTGAGACGACTTGCTTACTTAAAATTAAAACAGCATTGTTATCCAGCTATTACTTATGAAGTAGATGGTTTCGTGGATGCTGAAATCGGAGATACAATACAGATTTATGATGACGGCTTTAACCCGGCTTTAATTGTAAAAGCGAGAATTTCAGAGCAAAAAATTAGTTTTACAAATCCATCTAGTAATAAGACGACCTTTGCGAACTTTAAAGCTTTGGAAAATAAGTTATCATCTGATATTAAATCAGCATTTGAACGACTTTTTGAGAATTCAAAACCTTACATTATCAAATTATCAACGGACAATGGTGTTATCTTTAAAAATCAGATCGGCCAAAGTCTAGTAACCCCAACCTTATACAAGGGAGGGAAAACGGTCGTAGATGGTGTTACTTGGCGTTGGGCGCTCGATGGAGAAGTGACAACAGGGATGACTTACTTAGTTAGAGGCTCAAATGTAACAGATACAGTCACTCTGACAGTTGCGGCTTACATTGGAAATAAAGAGGTTGCTGTTGATGAGATATCGCTTGTTAATGTTGTTGATGGAAAACTTGGTACACCTGGAACTCCAGGGCGAGATGGCCGTACTCCTTATGTCCATACAGCATGGGCTAATAATGCAACAGGAACAGATGGATTTAGTCTTGATAGCTCAATCAATAAACTCTATATTGGTATTTATACAGACTTTGAACCAAACGATAGCACAGACCCTAAAAAATACAAGTGGGCTAAAGTAAAAGGGGACAAGGGGGAAAAAGGCGATAAAGGAGAACCAGGACAACGTGGTTTAGATGGCTTGCAAGGTGCAAGAGGTGAACAAGGGTTACCAGGTCAAAATGGTGCAGATGGCCGTACTCAATACACTCACATAGCTTATAGTAATAGCGCTGATGGAACTAAGGATTTTTCTGTAAGTGCCTCTGATAGAGCTTATATCGGGATGTATGTTGATTTTAATAGCGCTGATAGCAATACTCCATCTGATTACAATTGGACACTTGTAAAAGGCTCTGATGGTGCAAATGGTGTGGCAGGTAAGGCTGGCGCAGATGGTAGGACACCATACTTACACATAGCTTACGCCACATCAAATAACGGCTCACAAGGTTTCTCAACTACTGACAGTACAAATAAAACGTATATCGGAACATACACAGATTACACTCAGGCAGATAGTACAGATTACAGAGTGTATAAGTGGACGTTGATAAAAGGGGCAGATGGTACTGGTATTTCTAATGTCACTAATTACTATTTAGCTACTACAGTCTCAACAGGTATCACAAGAGCAAGTACAGGGTGGACAACTACTCCACAGTCTATCACATCAGATAAGCGTTATTTATGGAATTATCGAGTTGAGCTATACACAAATGGTACAAACAAGACAACAGAGCCTGCTGTTATTGGTGTGCACGGGGAAAAAGGAGAACGTGGGCAGCAAGGGGCTACTGGAGCCAAGGGTGATAAGGGCGATACAGGTTCTAGAGGACTACAAGGTGAGCAAGGACTCCAGGGGGTACAAGGGCCAAAAGGTGACCAAGGTATTCCGGGAATTAGAGGAGCGGACGGAAAAACTCAGTATACTCATATTGCTTATGCAGATAATGCAGTTGGTGGAGGATTTAGCTTTTCAGGGCAGGGCAAGGCGTTTATAGGCGTTTATCAAGATTTTACTGAAACCAATAGCAACAATCCCACGAAATATTTATGGACAGAATGGCGTGGTCGTGATGGTGCTGATGGATTACCAGGTAAAGCTGGTGCAGATGGAAGAACGCCTTATGTTCACTTTGCGTATTCTGAAAATGCAGATGGTTCTGGTTTGACAATGACAGATGACGGACAGCGTTATTTTGGTCATTATTCAGATTATGAGAAACCTGATAGTTTGGATAAAACTAAGTACAAATGGGCTGATCGTTGGGCTAAAGTTGAGGTTGGTGGTCGGAACTTGTTGAGAGGCTCGAAAGGGCCTTTTATGCCAGACAAGAAACCGGCTAATTTTGATAATAATGTTCTGTATGCAGGAAATACGTCTGTTCACATGGAGCAGGGGCAGGAATATATTATTTCTGCTAAAACAGACGGGAACTTTACAGCCCATCACGACGGGAATAAGGAATCCGATAACGTAGTTCTTTGGATTATGGATAAGGAGGTCAGAAATTATCAAATTGTATCGAGCCTCAAGACAGGTACAACAGGAACGAGATTCGTTTGGAATAGACCGTCAGGCATCTATCATCTACGAGTCAATACTTATCACAGAGTAGCTACCAAAAGCGTTTGGGACGTGAAGATTGAGCAAGGTACCATTAAAACCGACTGGTCCCCAGCTCCTGAAGATATCCAGAAAGATATTGACTCAAAAGCTGACAAAGGGCTAACTCAGGAGCAGTTAAATGCCCTCAATGAGAAATCGCAGATTTTAGAGGCTGAAATGAAAGCGAAAGCATCTATGGAGGCTTTTAGCGAACTAGAAAAAGCCTATAATGCCTTTGTAAAATTAAATGCCGAAGGTCAAAAAAAATCGGAGTCTGATTTGGTTGAAGCGGGTAGAAGGATTGAGTTGTTGACAACTCAATTTGGAGGATTAGCAGAGCTTAAAACGTTTATTGATACCTATATGAAAAGCACAAACGAGGGCTTGATTATAGGTAAGAATGATGCAAGCTCTACTATCAAAGTATCAAGTGACAGGATCTCCATGTTTTCTGCAGGAAAAGAGGTTATGTACATTTCGCAAGGTGTAATAAATATTGACAATGGTATTTTCACTGCATCAGTTCAAATTGGACGTTTTAGAACAGAACAGTATCATCTTAATAAAGATGTGAATGTCATACGATATATAGGAGGTTAAAAAGAGGGAAATGACTAAATTTATCAATTCTAGCGGTTCACTACACTTGAATATTTATATTGAACAAGTTAGTCAGGACATTGCTAATAACTCATCAAGGGTTAGTTGGAAAGCTACAGTTGACCGCGATGGAGCCTATCGAACGTGGACATACGGGAATATTAGTAGCTTGTCTGTATGGTTGAATGGGTCAAGTGTGCATAGCAGTCATCCGGATTTTGACACGTCAGGAAATGAAGTCACGTTAGCGAGTGGAGAGGTAACCATCCCTCACAACGGTGACGGAACTAAGACTTTTGCAGTATGGGCATCGTTTGATCCAAACAACGGAGTGCATGGGAATATTACCGTATCGGTAAACTATACACTTTCAAACATCCCTCGATCTAGTAGTATAAGCGACAATGCCCTTTCAGGAAATAGACAGCTCGGAAGTCTCCACACTCTCACCATTGACCGCAAATCTAGCTCATTTACCCACCAAGTATGGTATAGAGTTTTTGGTAGCGAATGGATTGACTTAGGGAAAAATCACGCAACAAGCGTTTCTTTCGTACCTAATACTGACCTTGCTAGATATAATACAAAAGCAAAGTCTGGCACGATGGACATATGTGTCCGAACATATAACGGAACTACTCAAATTGGAAATGATGTTTATTCAAACGGCTGGTATTTTGAAATACCGGAAAGCGTGAAACCTACATTTTCTGGACTTACATTGACTGATATGAATACTGTTGCTGGGCAACTATTGAGCGGAAATAACTTTTTACAGATTATTTCTGATATTCAGGTCAATTTTAACAACCCAGCTGGGGCTTATGGTTCAACTATCACAGGATATCGTGCTGAAATTGTAAACAAGAATCAGGTTACAACTAAAAACGGTGGCAGGTTCGGTATGATGAATTTTAATGGATCGGCAACCATTAGAGCTTATGTTATTGATAGTCGAGGTAGGCAATCAGATACTAGGGATATTACAATCAATGTCATTGAGTATTTCGCACCAGCTTTTAGTTTTACAGCTTTTAGAACACGTGAAACGCCTAACATTATTCAAATTGTCAGAAATGCTAAAATAGCCCCTATCACTTTATCAGGTAGTCAAAAAAATGTCATGACCCTATCATTCAAGGTAGCTCAATTAGGTAGTACAACTTTTACAGCTGATCATGGTAGCGCTTCGGGTAATTGGACAACTCAACACACCTTAAATAATTCAGCCGCTAACATGGCAGGTAATTATGTTGCAACCAAGTCATTTGTGGTCATAGGGACTCTATCTGATAAATTTACAAGTACAGAATTTACAGCCACAGTTGCAACTGAAAGTGTTGTCATGAGCTATGATAAAGATGGGCGCGTGGGTGTTGGTAAAGTTGCAGAACAAGGTGGCGCTGGTTCGTTGGATGTCTTGGGAGACATCTATGCTAGAAATATGCCTATTCAACAATATCAGCTGACAGATAGAAACGGTTTTGGAAAGTTAATCAAACAAGACTTTAATGCTATGAAAAACACTGGTATTTGGTGGATGGATGGCGCATCTCCAAACAATCCATTTGGTGGAGTGTGGGGAATGTTAGAGGTGTTTAAACCCAGTCCAGGAACTCCAGAGGTTATTCAACGTTTCACTACCTCAATAGGATATATGGCAGTTAGAGAAAATAGTTTTGATAACACTTGGAGGCCGTGGCGTTATCTAGTACAACAATCAAACTCCACTAATAACTCCGACTATGTAGCTCTGCTAAAATCAGAGAGCGAGCCGACTCCTTGGCAAAATCTCGTACTTGCAAATGGTTGGAATCATCATCAACAGTACAACAATGTACAATATTCCAAGTCATTTGATGGCGTGGTTTATTTGAGAGGTTCAGCTAATAAAGGGAAAACGGCTTATGAGACAGTGGTAGGTACTTTGCCGATTGGATTCAGGCCATCTCAATCTCTATATGTCTCAGCTCTCAACAATAGCTATACAGTAGCTATTTTAGGTATTTACTCAAATGGGAACATTGTTATTAAGAATAATGTGGATTCTACATGGCTTAATTTCGACAATATATCTTTCAAAATTTAACAATCGTAAAAAATCCCTAATTATTAACGGATAATTAGTTTATAAAGGAGGAAATGACAATGCTAAAAGTCACTAAAACACGTCAGCTGGTAGCTGAATTTTTCGCACAAGATGGCGACCAACAAAAATTGGTCAAAACTACTGTAGTCAACACAGACAATGAAGCTGTTTCAACAACATCTGAAACACTGCATGACCCGGATTTGTACGCTAAAAATCGTATCAGCATGCGTAAGCATGAGCAAGAGTTACGAGAAATGCGCTATAAGATTGAAGATGCAATTTTGGCAGAGATGGAAACAGATGAACATAAAGAGTAGGAGGTGGATATGCATATTGAATTTTTCAATTTTTTTAGAAGCCTCATCCAAACAGAAGATGGTTTGGTATTGTACGCTCTAGCACTGATTGTCTCGATGGAAATAATTGATTTTGTCACAGGGACAATTGCTGCTATCGCAAACCCTGACATCGAGTATAAGAGCAAAATCGGCATTAATGGGCTCCTTCGCAAAATTCTAGGGGTCCTTTTACTGATGATTCTCATCCCGATGTCTGTACTCTTGCCTGAAAAGACAGGTTTCGCATTTTTGTACTCTATCTATCTCGGGTACATCGCATTTACTTTTCAATCTCTCATTGAAAATTACCGCAAATTAAAAGGAAACGTTACTCTTTTTCAGCCAATTTTAAAAGCATTTCAGCGCTTGCTTGAAAAAGACGAAGATAAAAACAAAGGAGAATAACATATGCAACAAATCAATGAAATCATCACAAACGGAGCAGTCAGTATCTTAGTTATCTTGGCTGGTATCGCAGTCAAAGCGGTCAAGGACTACCTGGTTCAAAAAGGTGGAGAAAAGACCATCAAAATCGTTGAAATCCTTGCTAAGAACGCAGTTAATGCCGTTGAGCAGGTAGCTGCTCAAACTGGCTTCAAAGGGGAAGATAAGTTGGAGCAAGCCCGCACGAAAATCCGTGCTGAACTAACCAAGTATGGTATCAGCATGACTGATCGTGAGCTTGATACATTTATCGAGGCATCGGTTAAAGAAATGAATGATGCATGGAAAGGAGTAGTAAACGATGGTCAAAATCATCAATAATACAATTTTCAATGGAATTGCTGGCTCACGTCCTGCCGAGAAACCAAAATACTACATCATGCACAATGATGCAGGTTCTATGAGCGCTGAAAGCTATGTAGACTGGTTGCAATCTCGATACGATAACGGCCAGTCTGAGCTTGGTTTCGCTCATTATTACATCACTCGTGATGCAATCGCTCGCGTTGAAGATACTTATAATGGTACATGGAGCGCTGCAAACTACGATGCTAACATGAACTCTCTTAGCTACGAAGTATGCCAGCAATTAAGCGCATCAGATGCCGAGTTTATCGAAAATGAAAACATGGTATTACGTCAAATGGCCGAGGATATGACTTATTATGGTGATACTCCGAACTATTCAAACATCAAGTTTCACAATGAATTTTCTAGCACATCATGCCCTGCTCGTTCTTTGGAGTTGCACGGTGGCTATAATGACAGCTTGCGTGACTATGTGATTGCTAAAATCAAGCATTATCAGTCGCTCGGTTCAACTGTCCAAGAAATGCTTGCAAAAGAAGGTAATCAAGAAGGTTGGAAGAAGAATGCGACTGGTTGGTGGTATGTCAACGCAGATGGCTCATATCCAACTGATAAATGGCAGAAGATCAACAATGTTTGGTATTACTTTGATAGCAACGGCTATATGAAAGCTAACACATGGCACAAGTATTCAGATGGACACTGGTATTATTTGCTCCCAAGTGGAGCAATGGCCACTGGCTGGGCGCTTATTGCTAACAAGTGGTACTACTTCAAAGAAACTGGGGCAATGGCCACTGGCTGGGTCAAATATAAAGACCACTGGTACTATCTCGATTCTAAGGATGGCGATATGAAGTCCAAACAATTCATTAAGTCAGCGGATGGCACAGGTTGGTACTACCTTAAATCAGACGGAACAATGGCAGACAAGCCAGAGTTCACAGTTGAGCCAGATGGCTTGATTACTACTAAATAATTTTAAAAAATAAAACGAAAGGAAAACTTTTCTAAAATGTTTATCTACCCCACAGGACTCGTTCTTGTGGGGATTTTTTTGTTAAAAAGAGCAAGAAACATTGACTTTTTTAAAGAAAGATGTCATAATCAAGTTAATTGAAAAAAATATTATGGAGCGAGTAGGAGGAATTTGGTATGTTAAAAAATACAAAACAACCTCAATACTTTAAGTCTTTTTTACTTGGTATGACAGCAATTGTATTGCCTGTTTTTAGCTTTAACCAGAACATTCCAAAAGTAAAAGCTGATACAGTCCCAGACTGGAAGAAAGTCAAAAGTGATTACAAAAAATCAACGATGGGCATTCAGAAAGAGGTAATGAAATTTGGATACCGAGAATAAAGATTTGATTGAAGTCAATAATATTGTTGATGAAGTCGAGCGCTTACCACATGAACAGCGTCAAGTAGTTCTGCAGAAGTTGGAAATCTATCAAGGTGATCTACCACATCCAGATATCCTCAAAGGATATCAAGAGCTATATCCGGATGCTGCTCAAAAGATTATTGATAATGGTATTGCAGAAAGCCAACATCGTAGAGAGATGGAAGATAAATACTTATCAGGGAATATTGCTTCTCATAAATTGGGACAGTTATTTGGCTTTTTAATCGCCCTCGTTGTTATTATCGGTGGAATTTACTTAATAGCGACAGATAAACAAATTGCAGGTAGTGTTTTAACTGGAACTACTGCATTAGGGCTAATTGGTTTGTTTACAGGGAACAATCAAAATAAAAACAAAGACAAAGAATAGTTCTTTCACCGCAGGCTAAGGCTTGCGTTTTTTTTGTTTGACAAAATTCAAAAAATGTGCAAAAATAAGTAGAATTGAAAACAGGAAAAAACCACCTCCTTTCGATTCGCCCAGCCTTTTATTAAGGCAATGAGGGGGCGGAGAGACGCGCTCGTCAACAGAAGTATCTCATTGGAAATGTTGCTCACTTTTTAGTGAGCTTTTTATCTAAGGAATAGGAATGAAAAGTAAGAAGTTAAAATTAGGTCAAATCGATTAAAAAATGTGCAAGGATTACGACCTTATTCAAGCGATGGATTATGACTTTAAGACGAAGGAAGTAATGAATAAAGGAAGAGGATTTGCAGTAACTGTTGTCAAAATACAGGGGCTAACTTTCTTGATTCCATTTAGAAGTTACATTCCTAAAAAGTATCAGTTGAAGTATAAGCTTAGAAATTCGGCAAAAGAAGGATATGTTGAGTGATTAGATATTGGTAAAACATTGATTTTAGAAGATAAAAGTTATTTACTGAACACAACTTTCCGCCTTCGGAAAATCGAAGATTATTATAAAGTAATGGATAATGATAAGGCTATAATTAATAAGTTGGTAAAATCTATTATAGACTATAACCATGCTTTAGAAATAAATGATAGAAATAAACTCGAAGATCCTAAACGTTTTAAATTCTCAACATTTCAGAATTATTCTACTAGGTTAAAAGTAATCACAGAAAAAGACTATTTAGAATAAATGATGTTTCCGCAGGTCGTTTGGCTTGCGGTTTTCTATTTTGCAAAAACACGCATTTTGAACGATTAGAAACCAAAATCTCAATCCTATTGTTCAAAAAAGCGTTTTCTTGAAGAATAGAAAGGGAGAATCGTGGTGTATTGCTGTCAAAAACGCCATTTTGTTAATAATAGCTCCCTTGATTTTTTCGATTATTTTCAAAAACGGTGCTTTGTTAAAATCAATATTTTTGCTGAAGGTTTTTTGAAATATAAATAGGAATTTGTGGTATAATGCAAGTAGATTTTAATACAGGTTCGAGCCGTGATTTTAGCCAATTTTTTTAAAGAATACACAAAAGGATACAACAAACCGCTCAAGTCCTATTTTAATAAGGTTTTTGAGACTCCCACCGGCTCCATAATTCCTTTGCATTCTTTTGCATTCCTTGGTAAAACGTTGTTAAATCAACGTTTTTTAT